ATAGAGAATTAATTGGTGAGATCAGAAGTGTTGCACCTCCTACTTCATATGATTATGACACTGATTTTGATGGTAGATGGGAATCTGAAAAATATAGAAATCTATATAATGCAATGATCAGAAAAGTAAATAGAATTGCAGTTAAGACAAGAAGAGGTCCAGCTAATTGGGCAGTTGCTAACCCAACTCTTTGTGCAGCTCTTGAATCTACACCAAGTTTTGCTACACATCCAACGGGTGCAAATGTAAACACTGCTATTACTGGTGTTGCAAGAGTTGGATCATTAGATGGTAGAATGACTCTTTATAGAGATACTTTCTATGATACTGATAGTATTCTATTAGGATTCAAGGGTGTGAACGAATACGATACTGGAGTTGTTTATCTTCCTTACATCCAATTAATGTTGGATAGAGTTACTGATTATGCAAGTTTCCAACCTGCAATTGGTTTACTAAGTAGATATGCAATTCATAAACATCTCCACGGGGCTTCAAATTTCTATGAAGAATTAGTATTTACTTCAATGCCTTAGTAGCTAATTACATAGCAACTTTAAAACCCTTATACTTAATTGTATAAGGGTTTTTTATTATTCATATCTAACCTCATTAATTTGTTTTAAAATTTCAATTTCTCTGTTTATACCCGGAAAATATTCTGTTTGTACCGACCAACCAAAACCTAAACCTTTATTTTCCCAAAAATCTATAAAATAAGGCATTACTGTTTCATTAGATACTTTAATAAAACTATCTTTCTCAAAAATTTTTTCTAACAAAGAATAATCAAAATACTTATATAACTTATCAATTACATAATCCCATTCTTTTCTCTCTTCCATCAGTTTTTTATTCCCCAATTCACAAAATGTAGAAGGTAATGGGCATTTTTTATCATGAAAACCAACCTCATAATTATTATAATCCTTTAAATATTTCAAATCCAAATTTATAATATCTTTAAATATATACTGTATAACAACTGATCTTAATTGTATCCAATAAGGAATTATAACTACTTTATATCCCATATTGGTATATACTTCTTTCTTTTTATAGTCATTTAAAATTGTGTCTGGATTAGTATAATGAAACTTCCCATTAAACTCAATGATTAAATTTAATTCTTCAATTCTATAATCAGGTCTGTTTTTTATTCCACTACCAGGAACAATTTTATCGTGATATATTTCACACTCTGGTAAGAACTCGGTTAAAAATTTACCTAATATCTCTTCAGTTAGATACCCCTCAACTTGTTCATAATCATAATTAACTTTAACCACATTAAACTCCTTGTTTTTATTCCTTCTTATATATCAACTCCCATTCTTCACTATCAACCATTACATCTCTCATAGTATCGGGGTCTAATCTTTTAGCTTCATATCCACCAAATTTATAACCTATCTTATCATAAGCATAAGAATAGAGTCAACTACAAATTGGGAAATCTTCTATAAATCCTATCCTCCTGAATAAGTAAATATCCTTTCTTTTTCTCAATAATTTAGTTAATGAAAAATCAGCTAGAAATAATAATAATTTTAATCCACCATATATGTTACCTTTATACTTATTCAAATATTCTTGAATTACATGTTGTTCAAATTTAGTTAAATGTTTCTTCCTTCATACCTCAAATCTTTTATGATTATCAAATCATTTTAAGTAGTTAGTATCTTTAACTGTTAATCCAGCTTCGGAAATTGTATCAGGATATTTAAATCCTGATATATGTGTAGAATATACTCTTTCTTCTCCTGGTTCTCTACTAAATCAAGCAACTAATTTACCAAACAATGATTTTCTATTAACACAAATAACATCTCCCGTTTCAAATTTTGGATAATTGATCATATATCCCTCCAAATAAAAATTTAATTACTATATATTTATAGTAATAGAATTTTAAAAAGATATTATGGGAGTATTTAGTTGTTATGCATATCATTTATAAAGTTGTTTGAATAAATCAGTAAGTTCTGTATATCCAAGTTGTATAAGAAAATTAACAAGTATTTCATCTGCGATGTGATGGTTTTCTTCTCTATCAGTTTGATCATCAACCAGTTTTTTCATTTTTTCAACTGCTTCAGTATAAATTTGCTTATTTGTTTTCTTCATAATTTTCCTCCTATACTAATTCAAATTTAACTGGTCCTTGATGTGGATAAAATACAACACTGTACTTTTCTGCAACAAGATATACTGCCTTATCATTTTCATATATTAATTTGGTGAACTCTTCCAAAGTATCATAATCACTTAATTCTTTACTTAGTTCTACTGTGACAAGATGATGTTCAACTCCATTTAAAATCTGAAAAATCTTTATATGTGTCATATTAATCTCCTATAATTTCAATGATATCAATTAATGAAACTAAATCACTAATTTTTAATAGTTTAGTAGCTTTCTTAATATATTCTTGTCTTGAATATTCAGTCCAACTACCATCATCATAATACCAACCACAACCATCTTCATGATTATGTACACAAAATTTTTCATGTAATACTTCTGCTAATCTTAAAGTTTCTTCACTATAAGGTAGATTTTTTCTTTTCTTCTTCTCTTCTTGTAAAGAATTTTTAAGTTCTTCTAGTTCTCGTTTCCTTTTTTCAATATCTGATTCTAAATCATGAATATTCATAAATCCCTCAATTTCTTTTATCAAACTAGTCTTCTGGATACAACACTTCAGCTTGTACATCAAAATAATTATATTTTTCACCCGGATAAAAATATACTTCACAGATTGGACCATCAACTACCCAACATTCTTTACTCTCATCCCACCATGAAAAATCAGGATAGGCATTATAAGTAACTTCATTATTGATATCAAACAATAACATAATTAATTCTCCTTTAATGATCTTTTTTCAAATTCACAAATTTCACAATTTTCATTTGTAGGTCTTAATTCTTTATACTGGAGATATATATCCGCATGATATGGACATAAAGAAACAATATTTCCTGGTTTATAATATGTTTCATGACCACATTTTACCCATTCATATTCACAATTTTCCCCCTCAAAAACAAGACCAGTATATCAAATCATAAAAAAATGTCAAGAGAATTTTCTCTTGACATTTCAAATGGTTACACACAAATTTAAAAATTATTCTTGTTTAATCAAGACTTTCTTTGAATTGTCCTTTTTTGTTTCTAAGTAAACTTTAAGTAAACCATCTTTAACAGAACCATTAACTTCTTTTACATTATTACCTAAGAATACTGATTTATTTAATTGTCTACCCTCCTTATCATCACCAAAGATTGTTAAAAATCCCTTATCTAATGTAACTTCCAAATTATCACTATTAAAACCAGGAACTTCAATTTCTACATAACTATTACCTTCCTTATCTTTTTTAAGTAAAAGTTCATCTTCATCAGTTATGAACTTTTCAAACCAATTATCAAGTTCTGTATTGAAGAATTTGGTAGAAATTTTTACATACGGAGAAGAAATATCCATCATAATCAATTACCTCCTTTAATTATTATATTATAATATAATAATTAATTGAATCATTGTCAAGAGATTACCGAAATGTATTATTATAATCCCCCACAGGGGGATTATTCAGGATATGAGGACATATCCTTCATTACAATGTAATATTAACTAATACATTGTATAATATTATCCTTCCTTTGTCTCTTGTTAAGAGACAGTCTAACAAACTCGACGAGTTTTGTCAAGTAAAAATCTATAAATATTATTAAAGATAAATGATAAGGTGATAATATGAGTGAATTAAATCGTAATAATTTAGCAGAAGAATTTGATATTGAAAATGAAGAAATTGAAATTGAAACATTTAAAGAAATTCTTGTTAAAGCAAAAGAATTAGAAGACCCTAATAATGTATTAACCAGTGTTATTGAGAAAGCTGGAAGATTTCTTGATTTAGTTGAAAGGGAATGTGTAAATGGAGCCATGTCAGCAAGATACAGTGAAGTTGCTGCTACTTTAATTAATGCAATTACCACAGCTGCAAATTCAATAGCTACAATTAATTCTGTATGATTTAATGATGAATTGAAACAAGTAAGAATCAAGCAGCGTGATCGTGAGCTAGATCAGAAAGATAAAGAATTAGAATTGAAAAAGATGTATTACAATAATCAACTTGGCGATAATGGTGGAACCACAAACAATAATGTAATAGTTACAGATAGGGAAAGTGTTCTTAAATTTCTTAAAAGTGAACAGAAGAAAGAATTAGGAGAAGGTGAAGGAACAGAATAAACATAAATAATGATGAGGTTAATTATGACTCAAAGAGTAAGCAGAGAAAATTTATTTACTAAATTTGATTTTAAAAAGTGTTGTAGTGATAAACAATTTTTACATTATACACAGTTAAAGGAGGATACTTGCTACTTTGAATATGGTAAAAAAATTAATGCTAAGGGAGGTGATTATCTTACAATAAATTCCTTGGGAAGGATAGAAATTATACCTAGACAAGAATTTGAACTAAAATTTAATTATTAAAGGAATTAACTTTATGCAAAAAAATTATCATTTGGACACAAACGTATTATTAGAAAGAGAAGATGCTATCAATATATTAAGAAATGGAGAAGAGAATAAAATTAATATATCAATAACAGTAATTAATGAATTGGATCATTTACTTAAAGATAATAATAAACGTCCAAAGACATCTAAAGCAATACAAAATATATGAGATAATAGAGATTATATTAACTTTACAGGAGATGTATCTTCTATAATTAATAATGATGATAGAATACTTAGAAGTGTTGATGGTGAAGAACCAATATTGGTCACTAATGATAGATTATTACAATTAAAAGCTTATATATGTGGAATCAATAGTGAGGAATTTAAAGATAGTTTACCATTCAAATCAGAATCAGAAAAATATACAGGATTTATTGATTGATACAAAAATGAAGATTATATCAATAATTGCTTTTATTTTAAAAATGGTAAGTTATTCTTCTGAAATGGAAAAAAAGAAAGATGTATAGATTATGAAAGAGAAATTTGAAAGGTAAAGCCGAAAGATGTATATCAAAAAGCTGCTATTGAATTGTTAACTGATAGAAATATACCACTAACTACAATTCAAAGTAAATCAGGTACTGGAAAGTCACTTCTTTCTTTGGCATCTGCTCTTTATATGACATTTGAAAAGAAATTATATAATAAAATTATAATTATAAAATCATCTGCTGAATCAAGTGAATATATAGGTTACAGACCTGGAAATGTAGAACAAAAAATGGAACCTATCTGAAATAACTTATATAAATTATTATTAGAATTACATGAAGTTAGACCATTTAATAAAGCATTTATAGATCCTGAATCACCATTACTAGAAATAAATCCTAGATTTATAGAATTTGCTCCATTAAATTTTATGAGAGGAGATAATATCAAAAATGCATATGTTGTTGTTGATGAAGGACAAAATATCCCTAGACATGAAATGAGAACATTATTAACTAGAATGGGTGAAAATTGTAAAGTTGTAGTAGAAGGTGATACTTCTCAAGTAGATCATCCAAGATGTAATACAGATAATAATGGTCTTAACTGAGTAGTTAAGTTGCTTAAAGGTGATAAAAGATATGCCCATCTTAAAATGAATTGTAAACAAACAAGAGGGCCAATATGTGATATGGTTACATATTATAATTTATAAAATAAGTTTAGGTATTCCTCAATTTTCATATATACAATTATTTCAATTAGTTAATTCACTTCTGTTCCTGGCAGAGATCAACTAATTCTATACTTGATTGAGGTTTTCATAAAAAATTAAAACAAAAATTTAGGAAAACATAAAAATGAGACTAATAAATTATTTAAATGAGAATTCAATAATTGATGAAATTAGAAAAATTTTAAAGACAAGATGTAAAAAATATCTTAATGAATTTTTACCTAATTTTAATGGAATGTATTATATGTGATCAGGAAGAAATGGAATAAGTAAACCATATACTATTAAAAAAGTTAGAAAAGATAGAAAACCAATGAACACACCTTTAAAGATTCATAATAAAATTGATGATATGTTTGAAGATGAATTTGGTTATAGACCAAGAAGTAATTCAATTTTTGTTACTGGCAATAAAAACATGACTGATCTATATGGTGATCCATTCATGGTGTTTCCGTTAATGAATTATAAGTATTTATGAAACCCAAATATTAAAGATTTTTACATGTCAGTTAATTTTGAAAAAACAAACGATGAACAACTAAAAAATATTGTAAAAAATTATAAAAATGATGAATTATATAGAGGTCTTAGAAGTGGTGTAGAAATAATGTTAACCTGTGATGAATATCTCTTAATATCAGATGAACTAAAAGAAGAAGTGGATATAATACTAAAAAATTGATAAAATGATTAATGAAATAATTCTTATGAACTGTGAAATGATAATGATCACATTTAATACTAATGAATTATGCTATAATTTGTATATAGATGGTATATTGGTAGATGTTAAAGATAAATTGATAGAATTATTTAAAATAAATGATAAATAATGTTTATATAGAAGGACAGAGACTGATCATCTTTGATGAAGTAACATCTCCCTTCATCTAACTTCTATATAATAAAAATTAAGGAGATGGAATATGAGTAAAGAATTAAAAGATTGGATAAAAGATAATTTAATTGGGCCGAGTGGAAGACCAAATGTAAATAAAATTAAATTTTCATGATTTGAAAATAACTATCAAATTAAAAAATATAATGAAATAATCAATTGCACTTATTTTCTTGATGAAGATTGTAAGTTTTCTGAAAGATTATATTGTATAATTCATGATATAAAAAATAAAGAAATGTGTCCATATTGTAGAGATAAAGAATTAAAATTTAATAATTTATTTGATGGTTATAGAGATAGTTGTATACAATGCTTAAAACACCAAAGATCAAATAGAAAAGAAGAATTAGAAAAGGAAAATCGTGAAATTAAACTAATTGACAAAGAAGAATTAAAACACTTTCTACTAATTCATATTATATCTAATGGCAAAACAAAAAAAGGAAGATTAAATAAGGAATGATTTTATAGTAACGACTATCATAATGAATATGAATCTATGTTTCTTTATACAAGTTTTTTAAAAAGTGATGTTACATTATCTGAAAGATTGTATTGTATAATAAATAATTTTAAAGAACCATTTCTATGTAAATGATGTAAAGAAAGAGTAACAACCTACTTAGGATACACAAAGGGTTATAGAGATTATTGTTCTAATAGTTGTGGATCATTAGCTACAGAAGATAAAAGGATCAAAACTAATTTAGAAAAATTTGGGTTTGAACGACCATTTCAAAATTATCAAGTGGTAGAAGAAACAAGGAAACAATGATTGGTAAATCATAACGGGAAATTTCCACAAGGATTGCCAGAAACAAATAAAAAAAGGAAGTTAACAAATAAAGAAAGATATGGGGATGAAAATTATAATAATTTTGAACAAAGATTAATAACTAATGAAGAAAGATATGGAGATCCTTACTATACTAATTGAGAAAAAATTAAAAAAACTAATAATTTACTATATGGTGTGGATTGACCATTGCAAAATAAGGATATTCTAAAACAAACACAAGAAACATTATTTGAAAATGAAGGTGTTTATCATGGTTTATGTTCTTATACAATTTTAAAAAGGACACATCAAAACAATTCTAAAAAAATTTCCAAACCACAAAGAAAATTATATTGAATTGTTTCAAGAATATTTAAAAATGCACAATTAGAGTATTTCTTTGAAGGCAAGTTTATAGATATAGCAATACCAGATAAAATGATAGCTATTGAATATGATGGTAGTTATTGACATGAACATAGAAAAAATAATGATGAAAAAAGACAAAAATATTTAGAATCTTTTGGATGAAAGTTTTTAAGATATTTAGATCATGTTCCAACAAAAGAAGAATTTTTAAATGATATTAAGTTTATTAAATAAGGTTATATATGCCAGTAGGATACAGTAATGCAATAAAAAAACCAAATCAAGAATCAGAATATACCCCTGAAATGGTCAAAGAAATTAAAAAATGTATGGATGATATTATACATTTTACCAAATATGTTAAAATTGTTGATCCAGACAGGGGAAAAATAATACTGTATGATAATTTAAGAGATTATCAAATAGAATTTTTACAACAATTAAAAGATAATAGAAAGGTTATTGGACTATGAGCTAGACAAAGTTCTAAAACTACTTGCATAGCTGTTTTTTATCTTTGATATTCACTATTTAATAGTGATATATCTTTAGGATTAGTAAGTAATAAAGAATCTAGTGCTAAAGATATACTAAAAAGAATAAAATCATCATATGAAGAATTACCTAATTGATTGAAATGTGGTGTTATACAATACAATATGAAATCTATTTTGTTTGAAAATAACACTGAAATTTTAGTCAGTGCTACATCACCTGATGCTTTTCGAGGCCGTACTTTGCGAGTTTGTACAGTAGATGAGGCGGCGTTTGTAAAACCCAAATCAATATTATCAGATTTTTGGTCTGCTAATTATCCAGCTTTATCTGCTTCATATCAAAGTAAAATTTTTATTATTTCAACTCCAAACGGCATCGGAGATCTGTTCCATTCCTTATGACAAGGTGCTGTAAATGGAAATAATGGTTTTATTCCTTCAAGAGTTCAGTGGTGACAAGTTCCTGGTAGAGATGAAGAATGAAAAAAAGAACAACAAAAAGTATTGAGTAAAGTAGAATGAGATAGAGAATTTGAATGTGCATTTCTTGGATCTACTAACACAGTAATAGATCCTAACATATTAGAAAATTTATTATCACAAACCAAAGACCCTATACAATATGATATAAATAATAAAATCAGAATATGAGAAAAACCTGATAAAAATAGTATATATGTGATTGGTAATGATATAGCAAAAGGTACTGGTGAACATTACTCTACGTGTCAAGTATTAAAAATTAAATCTACTGATCCATTTAAAGCAGAACAAGTATCAGTTTTTCAAGATAATTATACAGATGTATATACTTTTTCAAATATCATATATAGATTAGCACTTTATTATAATAATGCTTATGTAGTTGTTGAAAATAACATTGGTGATACAGTTATTTCACAATTATGATGAGAATTTGAGTATAGTAATTTAGTTAATGAAGGTAATAAGAAAACACAATTAGGAGTGAGAGCAACTACCAAAACAAAACCTAAAGCAGTTCTTACAATGAAAAAGTTAATAGAAGATGGTGATTTGATACTATATGATAAACACACAGTTAATGAATTAACAAGTTTTATTGATCATGGAAATAATAAATTTGCAGGTAAAGATTTAACAGATGATTTGGTATCAGCTCTATACTGAGCTTGTTATATAGTAGATTTTGATATTCTAGAAGAAGGCGAATTTAAAATCAATAACGAGATGGAAGATGAAGCTTGGGGAATATTAAGTGATATAGAAGAAGTAGAAGATACTTCTTGATTATTCAATTAAACATATAAATAAATAAGAGGAATTATTATGAATTTTAAAATGTATATACAAGAATCAGTAGAAAATAAAGAAGATGATTTGATAGAATTATTATCTAATTTATATAGAGTTAATAATTCTATACAACAATTAAATAAATTTTTTGAAATGAAAGATGTAATGAAAAAGATCAATACATCAATTAATGAAGTAGAAAAAATCTATAAACAAACATTTCCTGATAGAAATTTAAAAAAGAAATTAATATTATAGGATATATATGACTAAAGAACAACTACATAATAGAATTTTACGAGATTTGGGACATCCCTATGTAAAGGTAGAATTAAGTTACGAACATGTATATGATGCTATAGAAGATTCAACTGATAAATTTGTTAAATGGGCAACTGGTAATGCAACAGAAGAAATTTTCTTTACATTAGAAATATCTGCGGGTCAATCACTATATGATCTACCAAATGGTGTTGTTACATTATTGGATTATAATGATAGTGGTGGTTCAAGTTCAGGTGGAGTAAACACATTATTTACTATAGAATCATTTCTCTATTCAATGGGTTATTATCCAGATCTTGGAAGAAACTATGGTAATCTAGTTAGTTATCATTTAGCTCTTGATTTCTTAAAAAATTTAAATAGATATATAACTAATACTTATACATATAGATATTTTGAAAAAACTAATCAATTACAATTAATTCCTGTTCCTGATAAGACACAGTATATATTAATTAGATCATTTATGAAGAAAGGTTCTACACTAGGTAGTTGAACTGAAGAAGACTTTAATAAAGATTTATATAATGAATCTTGAGTAAGAAAATATGCAGTTGCATTATGTAAGGAAAAATTAGGATATATAAGAAGAAAGTTTAACCAATTTCAAGGAATAGGAAATACAGGTATTTCTTTGGATGGTGATCAGTTAATACAAGAAGCTAAAGAAGAAAAGGAAAAATTAAGTGAGGAAATTAAAGATGATTATGTTTATGAAGGATTTGATATTTTAATAGGATAGTAAAATGTTAAATTTCCAATAAATATACAGATAAGAGGAGTAATAGATGACATTTCCAGCAAGTACACAGATAAAGATGGATGCCCTTACTGAAGTGCGGCGTACAGCAAATAGATTGAAAAGTGATATGCAGAGACGCCGTGATACATTGGCAAACAAGAACGTAAGTGGACAGTGGATTTTGGCTATGATTAGTAATTTAACTGCTGCAATAAACACCTTTGAATCCAATGCTTCCGTCCCAGGAATAGGAGATTATGTAAAAGATCAATATGAAGATCTTTCAATTAATGTATTAACTGAGTTCAGTAACATGAAAAATGCAACTCAAGATGTAAAAGATTGGATTGTTAATAACCTTCCTACTGATTCTAATGGTTATTTAATTATTCGTTCATTGGACACAAATGGGGAAATTGTAGAACGTGAGTTTACCCCAACACAAACACAAATTTTGCGTGATAAAATAGACACACTTATTGCCACTATTGGATAAATTATGTATTTTCCCGTTATTGAAGATTATATTAGTGGATATGATAG